CGGTGATGTTCTGGGCATTAAGCGCAGCCATCGAGATCTCACGCCAACTGGTGCCGGTTCCCTCAGAAAGGGTAACCTTGTCCACCAGGTTGGGCATGACGCCCTCATATTCACGGACCTGCCTAGCTGAGGCCACGACAGTATCGAGGCTATCGGCTAGTGATTGGGTAATAGTATCGCCAGCAGCCATAACTAGTTCCTACCTTCGTTTATTGATTCGTCTTGCTCTAGCGTGGTCTGCGGGGGTAGGGCTATCCATTTTGCCATACTCCCGAAACCAAGTGTCATCATCTTTTGTAGCACCACCGCCAGCACTGGCAGGCCCAGTATCTAGGTCATAGATACCGGCTTCTTCCAGCCGCTGTTTTGCAGAGGTACGTTCTTCTTGCCTGACGCTATCAGTCATCTGGGCGGCCTTGCTACGTTCTGTCTGCCGTACCACTTCATGGGCTCGGACCAATGTACTGTATAGCCCAGCCATGCTTTTATTCTTATGAGCCTCTACCCATGATTGGCGCACTTCTTCTAGCTCTGGAGCTTCGTATAGACTAAGGATTTCATTCCCTTCCACGTCTTGCATCGCTCCGCGTAGCTGGCTAGTAAGCGCTTCGTATCGGCTCTGGTACGTCCTGCCGCGTTGATTGTTCTGTGATTGCGCCTGTATTTGAGTGAGCTGTTGTGGAAGATTCTCGGTGTCACCTTCCGCTAATGCTTTGATCAGGGCTGCGTTTGATTGCTCCATAGCAACCATACGGTCACCTATACCAAGAATAGCAGTATCAGTGTCATCGCGTTTTCGACTTCTACCTTGCTCAGTCTTTAATTGCTGCTCTAGCCTTTCAGCTTGAGCCTTCCAGTCTACTTCTGGCTCTGCCGTAGCCTCGGTTTCAGCTTCTTGTACTTCTGGCTGTGGGGCGTCAGGTTCCTGAGTTACCACTTCCTCTGATACTTGCTGCTCGTCTGCCATATTACCTCCGTGAGTTGCCTACTATAGGGTCGTCACAGTTATATGAAAGCACTGGGACTACTAAATGTCAACTATCTACCGCTGCGTAGCCTCTGCAACCACTGTGCATCATCTTCTACAGGTTCGTTAGCAGCGAGCGTATCGTTCTGCCCCCGGTAGATCTCCGGCCTACGTAGTTCTGGGTTCTGTACCATAGGGCCATAACCCATCCTATCGTTCAGGTCTTTTAGAAGTTCGATTCCAGCCTCAGTCACAGGGGCAGACTCATAGCCCCAGTAGACTAGCTTCTGTTCTAGGTGGCCTGCTGTAGCATCTCCTTCCTGTTCCCGTTTCAATAACCAGGCTTTAGTCCTACCGTTCACATACTGTAGAAGAGAGAGTACGCCACTACGAACCTGTTTCTGCCCCGTAATGCTCATATTCCTATACTGTTCGTAAGCAAATCGCTGTTCTGGCAGTAGTGCTTCCGTGTTCTTGACTAGCTCCTCCTGCCAATCCCAGACCTCACGTAAGGCCCGTTTGTCTTTCCGTAACTGCATGGCCGTATCGTCATTATTCAAGCCAGAGACACTCAGTACGTACTCTAGTTCTTCTGGGGCGTGGTCGTCTTCAAACTTCTCCATCAGCTCATCGAATATACCCCAGAGGATCGTATCGCCTGCCCCCTGGGACAACTCGAAGACCTTGTGGTAGTCGAACATGGCCTGCTCGAACCTATCGTCAGCCTCGGGTTCTTCTTGAAAGAGTTCGTAATCCCGGATGGTCTTCTCATGCTCGGTCCAGCGACGCTTCTGGATACCTTCTAGCCGATCTCGGTACTCGATCCCGTCAACTGGCCGCACACCTTTCTCTAGGTCTTCGGGACTTACAGGTTTATGGAGCTGGTTTGCTAGCTCAATCTGTTGAGTAATGTATCTACCGTCTTGCTCCTCCCATTCCCTGGACGCATCCCCATATGGCCCCCTACCTGTTCGGACTATATCCTCGGCTATGGTCGGGAATTCTTCTTCCATGAGTTTCTTTTCATACGGGTCGGCGTCATACCAGGTCTTACCCCGTTCCGTAAGGCCCATCCTTGCCCTGCGGCGATATAGCTCATGCTGTGGGTCATTCATAGCCTGCTGGAATAGGATGTCCATCTGGGCATTAGGTGTCGCACGGCCCTGTAGGCCAAATACCTCACCGGCGATAGCCTCGTAGCGCCCCTCTTTTATGGCTTCGGTGACACCGCCTACGGCTATCGGTTCAGCGAACTCCGCGAGCAGAGTGGGGATATCACCGACCCCGGTGATCTCCTCTCCTTCAAAGGTGCGGTATTCACCTGTAACCATCATCTCCCTAGTGATTCCCATCGCCCTGATGGGTATGCCGGCGCGGCCTTGCAAGAAGTTCTCAGCCTGCTCATAAGCCTTAGCTTCATCCCCCTCTATCAAAGCCTCACTGATCCTAGCCACCGTGCGGAAATAGCTATACAGCGGCCCCATGAGGTTGAAGTAAGTCTTGCCGATGGGGAACTGGAACCAGTCTGCTGCGTAGGGATCGTGGAAGTTAGGCGGCCTACCTGTCTGTACATAGTGGATGCCAGTGGTCATAGCTGTGACGCCCGCTAGCATCGACATCAAAGCTCGCTTGGCTTCTATGCTGTCTGCTCCGCGGGTCGGGCGTAGAGCCAAGCTTATCAACCCTATGTTGGCACGCATGAACCGCGCTGCAAAGGCTGTCAATGACTCTAAGGTCCTCTGTGTGGGCCTGATGCCCAAGATGGCGTGGCTCTCGGTGCCTAGTTCTTTCCGTATAGCCTTATTAAGGTCGATCAGGGCGTTTCGCGCCTCATCTGACTCCAAGGGTATGAACTCGCCAGGTCTAACCTTTCCTTTGAATACCTTGGTCCTGGTGGCCTTGTACATCTCTGTCTGGCCTATGACGATGAACCACTCGAAAGCCCTCTGGAACGCCTTGAACGCCGGCCCGAATAAGGGCAGCCTAGTCGGGTACGATGCTAGACCTGTCTGGGTGAACATATATTCGGTAGGCACGATTATACCGCCTAGATCTCCCCCTTCATCCATGAACTGGATATTCTTTTCCACATAGGCCCACGGGGTACGGACGAGAGCCTTCGTACTCTCCCTAACAGCAGTAAACCAGGCAGCGGTGTTACGCCAAAGTAGGGTCTGACCGTTAATAAACATGCCCGCAAGGTCTGCGTTGGTCAACAGAGCCCTAGATATCTGGGCTACTTCTGCGCCAAATTCTGTAATTGGATCACCGAAGGGAGCTACTCCCCTTCTAGAACGCTGCACCTGGGGTATGTCTATATTGGCGATGATCTCGTCGATGAGTGCGCGGTCATTGATGCGACCACCCAGGAAGTATTCATGTAGGTTCGGGTTAGCCATCGCGTCGATAGAGCGGTACTGTCTATATGCGGTGATAAATGCCGCATCTGCCCTACGAAGAACAATCTCGTTTGCGGGTGTAGGGTTAGCCTTATATAACTTACGGGCTATGACACGGGCCTCTCTAGCCGCTTTGAAATCTATCTGAACTTGTGGGCCTTCTGCGAACCACTTCGGATCTGCCGCTCTCTGTGCGCGTGTCATGAAAGGCTTGCCTTCAGCGGTCTTCAGCTTTAAGACCTTATCCCAAGCCATCTTGTGGGCATAACTATCTATACCGGCGTTAAGACGGGCCAATAAACGTAAAGCCGGGTCAGTCTCCCATATGAACCCTTTCTTTACAGCGTCGTCCAGGTCGTCGAAGACGCGCTCGAACATATAGTCTTCTCTAGTACGACCAGAGGGTAGCGGTTGATCTGATAACTTCTTTGCCAGCGAATCCCAGATCTCATCGAAGGTTTGCTGGGATTTCTTCCCTGCTGGGCCGCCAATCAACATGCGGTGCCAGTAGTTCTCCGCAAGAGCCCGGACATTCACGCCGACACGCTGGTTGCGGCGTAGGTTCTGCTCCATCATCTCTAGGCCCATATTTATGTGGGCCTTCTGTTTTTCGTTCAAGAAGTAGACCTGTTTCTTCTTGCCGCCCGGCACCAAACCATTCTCATCCGCCGGTACGCGGATGCCCTTCTTCACCTCATCTGCGTCTTTCAGGATGTCATCTATGGTGCCGTGTGTGGGGAAATCATCGACAAGCCTAGCCTCGTAGCCGGTCACCTTCTGCGCCCGCCAGATTCCCTTCTTGTTCATAGCGATATCGCCCAGGCTTCTGATCTCTTTCATGCCCAGGTCTGGGAAAGCAGCGGACCTCCAGGCCATGACTGCGAAATGCGCCCGTATACCGTTGATCTCTTTGAACAGAGTTACTTCGTGCCCGAGGAATCTCACAGGGTCATCTAGTTCTAGCTGGGCACGGTTCCAAACACCAATAATCCTAGCTGAACCAGGGACTCTAGCCGCTATCTTGTTAGCCAGGCCGGGCTTATCGAAAAGGACATTATTAGAACCATAGTCGGACATATCGTAGAGTAGTTCGCCTGGCTTTATGGGCCAGACCCTATCGCCTAGGGCCGCCTGCTCCCAGGGCGACAATGCTGATACCCCGCGTGCTTCATTGATACGCTCGGCCAGAGTGTGCGTATATCCTTCTATCGTGGGCTTCGGGATATAGCCGTATGCGCTCACACCTGCTTCACCTGCCCGGGCTGCATCCACGGAACTAGCACGGGGGAAGCTAGAGTTCAGGGCATCGGCGATATCATCACTGATATTGGCATCACTCAGCCGCATAGCCATAGACTCGGTAGCGGTGCCTATGAACTGTTCGGCATTGGTGTTACCTTCTCTAGCCAGCTTGCCGGCGAAGTCCATATTATCCAGGCTGGGATAGATATCTCCGATCTGTCTGAGTATCTGCTGCATCCCCGCCCTTCCGAACATACCAGGGCCAGCGCCTTCAACCACAGGATAGAACGCTAGGACCCTAGCACTAGCGTCATCACCTATCTTCTTTCCAGATTGATGCGACGATATCTCTACGGCAGCCACAACTGCACCGTAGGGGTCATCGCCATCTATGATGTGGAGCAGTTCTTTGTCACCGAATACATCAGGGGCCAAGGCAGGCGCGTTGACCTTGCGGACCATAGGCCCGACCTGATATCCATCTTTAATCTGGACACCAGGCGCCCGCATATGGGATATATGGTGTCTAGCAAGGTCTTCATCAGCAAGGTTAAAACGCTGTTCTATCCGCGCCAAGGCTCCGGCCTGATCATCTGGTAGGTCTATACCGAAGTGTTTCTTGGCCTGTCTCCGTATGCCGGCGGCGTCAGTCGCCCATTTATCATTGATTACACTAGCGATACCACGTAGATTAAAGCGCTGTATGCCCGCCCATTGACCTAGATCCATCCCCGCTACTTTGGTGATATCCTCATCTATGACAGCCCTGGTACCCGCAACTATCTTCCCTGGTCTTACAAAGCGCGTAACCTTGAACGCATCTGTGGGGAGATGAATATCTCCTAATCCAGGGAGTTCTTTAGGCAACCATTCCCAGAACCTTTCGATAGCACCAGCACGTTCTAGGTCGGTCACGCCCGAGAAAGCAAAAGCTGGTTCATCCCGCAAGATGCGATTGGAGGGTATAAAGGCACGGTGCGGACCTTCAGCGTATAGCCCAGGACCAAAGACAGAAGCCTGCTTGGGTGGGCCTAGCTTGGCAGCGGCCTCTAACACCTCGGCCCTGCTAGCGTTGCCAGGCAGTATCTGGAACTCATCTCCCTGTTTGGCTAGTGCCTCGGCAACAACGTCGATACCCTCGTCAGCAGCCTCCCAGGCCATCCTTGGCCCAGTAGGAGCGGCGCCAGACGGGCCAACAGTGATTCGGCGACCCTCAGGGATGTCTCGGCTAACGATGATTATCTGCCGCTCCCCTTCTTGTAGTGCTTCGTCTATGAATCTGTAATATACCGACTGGGGGTCGATGGACTTGGCAATATCATCAGCGTTCTTAACTAGGCCAATCGCTACTTTGCCG